AGCCGGTACTGGCCGCGATGATGCGGGCCGCCGCACAGATGGGTGATACCCGATCTCTCATGCGAGGCGTGGCCGGCATCATGATGCGGGCGGTCGAGGACAACTTCGAGCAGCAGGGACGGCCCGCCTGGGTCGACCTGCACCCCGGCACCAAGCTCAGCCGAGCCAAGGAAGGCACGTGGCCCGGCAAGATCCTGCAGCGCAGCGGCCAGCTCGCCGCGTCGGTGGTGCGCCAGTCGACCGCCAACAGCGCCACTGTCGGGAGCAACAAGATCTACGCTGCGATCCAGCAGCTCGGCGGCCAGACGAGGCCCCACGTCATCAGGGCCAAGAACAAGCGCGCGCTATCCTTCGGCGGCATCGTCGTGCGCCAGGTCAACCACCCCGGCAGCAAGATCCCCGCTCGGCCGTTCCTCGGCATGACGCCGCGGGATCTGCGCGACCTGGTCGAGGAATCAGCCAGGTTCTACAACCGCGCCATCGCCCGCAACGGGCTCGCCTCCAGCGCCTGAACACGTGACGCCTGTCACGTTGCCGCGCGACGTTGCCTCTCGGCAAAGTCGCCGGCATGCCATCGATCCAGATCTTCAAGCCGGGCACGGTCACCAGCATGGAAGGCGTTGCCGTGAGCTTCACGGCCGCCGACCTGCAGGGGATTGCCACGCGCTACGACCCGAAGCTGCACGAGGCCCCGATCATCGTCGGCCACCCGCAGCACGACGCCCCGGCCTTCGGCTGGGTGTCGGGCCTGAGCTTCGCCGACGGCGCACTGGTCGCTGACGAGCAGCAGGTCAATGACGACTTCGCCGAGCTGCGCCGCAAAGGCAGTTTCAAGAAGGTCTCGGCGCGCTTCTACACCCCGACCAGTAAGAACAACCCGACGCCCGGCGAGTACTACCTGCGCGACGTTGGATTCCTGGGAGCGATGGCGCCTGCGGTCAAGGGCCTGCGCAACGTCAGCTTCTCCGACGACGCCGACCAGCTGCTGACTGCCGAGATCAGCTTCGGCGATCTGCCTGGCTACACCGGCACCTACATCGCGCGCATGTTCCGCGGCTTGCGCGACTTTCTGATTTCCGAGAAGGGGCAGGAGGTCGCTGATCGCGTACTGCCCGACTGGGAGGTCGAGAGCTTGCGCGAGATGAGTCAGCGCGCGGACGAAAACGCGACCGACCCCACGCGCCCGATCGGCAGCGCTTCCTTTGCCGATTCCACCACCCACGTCAACAAGGAGCCTCTCTCGATGACGAAGACCCCCGAACAACTGCAGACCGATCTGGACGCAGCCCGCGCCGAGATCGTCGTCCTGCGGTCGGCCGAACGTACCCGAGAAGACGCAGCCCGGCACGCCGAGCACGCCAGCTTCGCGGACGCGCTCGTCGCCGCAGCGCGCTGGCCAGCCGGCGCCAAGGATGTGCTTGTGGCATCGCTCGACCACCTGGCCACGCCGGTTGATTCCGGTTGCGTGAGCTTCGGTGAGGGCGATGCCGCCAAGCCTCTGCACCTGGTGCTGCGCGAGCAGCTCGAGGCGATGCCGCCTGTCGTGAGCTTCGCCGAGGTGGCGGGCAAGCGCGGCGGTGCCGCCGAAACCACGCTGACCGATCGACAGGTCGGTGATCGCGCCGCGGCATACCGCACCCGCCTGGCCGGCAAGGGCCAGCACATCACCATCGGCGCGGCGATCGACGCCGTCAAAGCCGGCACCGACAAGGAGTAAGCACCCATGCGCAACGAACTGCTCAACAAGAGCTACACCGCCGAAGGCGTCATCCCCCCGTACCGCATCGTCAAATTCGGCGCGGCCGACGGCGGCGTGCTGCTGGCAGCTGCTGCCACCGACAAGCTGATCGGCGTCACTGGGCGCCTTGGCTTCGCCGCCATCGGCGATCGCGGCGACGTGGGCCGTCTCGGCATCGACGAAGTCGAATTCGGCGGAGCCGTCGCCGCTGGTGATCCCCTGACCTCCGACGCCGTTGGCCGTGCGGTGGTTGCGGCGCCAGCTGCTGGCTCCAACGTCCGAATCATCGGCTTCGCCGAGGTTGCTGGCGTGCTGGGCGACATCGGATCGTTCTACATCTCCCCCTGCTCGCTGCAGGGCTGACCTGACAACCACCAAGGACTGAAACCACATGAGCACCAACGTCGCTCCCTTTACCGTCCAGCCGCGGCTGACCCAGATCGCGATGGCGATCAAGCCCGAAGGCTTCATTGCCGACGAGGTTTGCCCGCGCGTGCCTGTGCCCGCCGAGAAGTTCATCTACACCAAGATGAACACCGACGAGGCCTTCACCATCCCCGACGTGCGCGTCGGCCGGACCGGTGCACCCAACCAGGTGGAGTTCGGCGGCGTCGACGTAACGGATTCGACCGAGGACTACGGCCTCGACGATCCCGTTCCGAACAAGGACATCGCCAACGCGGTCGGCACAAACTATGACCCGCTCGAAGCCGCGGCCGAGCGCACCGCCTTGCTCGTGCGCATGGCGCGTGAGCAGCGCGTGGCGAACCTCTACTTCGCGCTCAACACCTATGCCGCCGCTTTGCGCAGCACGCTCGCCGGCACCAGCCAGTGGAGCGACTACGCCAACAGTGACCCCGTGAGCGCGATCCTGACCATGTTCGACAGCATGCTGGTGCGTCCGAACATTGGCATCGTGGGCCGTGCGGTGTGGACCAAGCTGCGGATGCATCCGAAGGTCGTGGCCGCGGTGCTGAATGCCGGCAAGGGCAACGGTGGCGCAGCTGCCTCTGGTGTGATTCAGCGCCAGGCGGTGGCCGATCTGCTCGAACTCGACCAGATCTATGTGGGCGAGAGCTTCGCCAACGCCAGCAAGAAGGGCCAGGCCGCGAGCTATGCACGCCTCTGGGGCAAGCATGCCGCCTTCCTGCGCATCGACAAAGCGGTGCGCGACGCGCGCATGGCGCTGCCCACCTTCGCCTTCACGGCGCAATGGGGTGACCAGATCGCCGGCACCTACACCGATTCGAAGATCGGCCTGCAAGGCGGGCAGATCGTTCGCGTCGGCGAGCACGTCAAAGAACTGGTCGCCTTCCAGGAAGTCGGCTCCTTTTTCCAGAACGCAGTCGCATAAGGAGCCGAGCACATGGCAACCCGCAACAACCGCAACCGTCCCGCCGTCGACACGGGCGAACGCGCCTCGTTCGAGGTGCTGAGCAACCTCTCGCACGACAACGAGGACTACTTGCCCGGCGACACGGTCGATCTGACCGAGAGCCAGGCGATCGAGCTGGGCCCGCAGGTGGTCAAGCCCGCCGCGAAGGCCGCCAAGGCCGCTGAGTAAGCAGAGCGCTCCTGCATGCCCTACGCCACGCCTCAAGACCTGATCGCCCGCCTGGGCGAGCGGGAAGCCATCGCGCTCAGCGATCGCGCCAAGACCGGGTCGCCTGACCTGGTCGAGCTGGCGCGGCTGCTGGCCGAGGCCGAGGACGAGGTGAACGGGCACGTCGGGCGCCGCTACCTTCTGCCGCTCACTGCCACGAGTGGCCTGCCCGCCGACCCGCCCAAGGCGCTGGTGCGCGTGGTGGTCGACGTGGCGCGCTATCACGGCACCGGCACCGAGATCATGGTGACCGAAGAGATCCGCAACCGCTACAAGGACTCGGTGCGCTTCCTGGAGGGCGTCGCAAAGGGCGACATCCTCCTGGGCGACTTGCTCCTGGCGCGCGCTGGCGGGCCCGCGCCCACCGGCGGCGCGACTGCGGTGCGCACCGGCGACAAGACGTTCGGCGATCTGTCGGGGGTGCTGTGAGCAGTCCGATCCAGCAGATCGAGCAGGCCATGCTGGCGCGCTTGCGCAGCGTGAGCCGGCCCTACACGGGCCTCACCGTCGAAAGCTACGGCGCTCAGCTCGACGACGAGCTGTTCGCGTGGGTGCGCACCGTGCCGGCCACGTGGGTCACCTTCGACAAGGTGAGCGAATCGACCCGCATCAGCCGCCTGCGCTTTCGCATCACGGGCACCTTCGAGGTGCTGTGCGCGCAGCGCGCCCTGGGCGAGAACGATGGCCGCATGGGTGGCCCGCTGCTGGCGCGAGACGTGGGTGTCTACCAGCTCCTCGAGGACAACAAGCTCGCGCTCGCCAACCAGAAGCTGGGCCTCGCGATCGCCAAGCTCACGCCAGGCTCGATCCGCTCCGTCATGAAGGGCGCTGCGCAGCGCGACGCGATGGCGATCTACGCGCAGGCCTTCAGCACCACCTGGGTCGAAGAGATCCCGGACGAGGAGTTGGATACCGATGGCGTGCTGATCCATGTGGGTCTGCACTACCTGCTCAAGCCGGGTGACGACGTCGAGGACAGCCGCGACGAACTCACCACCCGAATTCCCTGAACCACAAAGGACCGACATGCGAGTGCAAGCCGCCCCCGGAATCAAAGTGCCGCGCGAGGATGACCCGCGCAAGCACATCACCGACAGCGAGCCTGTCGAGCTCGACATGACGGCCTACTACATCCGCCGCATGAGCGATGGCGACCTGGTGGAAGTCGGCAATGCCGCCTCGACCGCCGTGGCCGTCACCAAGACCACCGCCAAGAAGGACTGAAGACATGGCCAGCCCGAACATCAGCTTCAACAACATCCCCAGCAGCATCCGCAAGCCGGGCAAGTACTTCGAGTTCAACAACAACCTCGCGGTTCGCACGCTGCCGAGCAACCTGCAGCGCGTGCTGATCGTGGGCCAGATGCTGGCCGCCGGCACCGCGGTGGCCAACACCGTGATCCAGGTGTTCGACGCCGAAGTGGCGGCGGGCCTGTTCGGCCGCGGCAGCCAGGCGCATCGCATGGTGAAGGCGGCGATCATCGCCAGTCCGTACCTGCAGCTGTTCGTGCTGCCCGTCGCCGACAACGGCGCCGGCGTCGCAGCCACCGCCACGATCACTTACACCGGCCCGGCCTCGGCCGCAGGTTCGGTGTACGTGAACATCGCTGGCGTCGAACTGGTGGTTCCCGTGGCTGCTGCCGACTCGGTCACGGTGATCGCTGCGGCTGTGGCTGCCGCAATCAACGCGAAGATCGACCTGGGCGTCACCGCTGCCGCTGTGGTCGGCGTGGTGACGCTGACCGCCCGCAACAAAGGCCTGGTCGGCAACAACGTCAAGCTGGCGGCCACGGCCAGCGCCACCAGTGTGACCGCAGTTGCAACGGCCTTCACAGGCGGCCTGAACGATACCGACATCACGGCGGCATTGGCCGCTGCGGCGCAAGGTGGGCATGAGATTCTCGTGGTGCCCTACCAGCTGCAGGCATCGGTGCTGCCGCTGCGCACTCACCTGAACTTTGTCAGTGGCCCTATGGAACAGCGGCGAGCGATCGGCGTGTTCGCGCTGACCAGCACGCTGGCCACGGCCACGACGCTTGCGCCGCTGCTCAATGCGGAGCGCATGACGATGGCGT